GAGTCATATAAATCACTAACTATCGCTTCATTTACAACATCTTCTATAGCACCATCCGCTTCTGGATGAAGTGCCATCTCTCTATATCTTCTTATTAGATCATATTCAGAACGATACGCACCTTCAATATCTACATATTGACCATAAAATCCACTTGAAATAAAATTATCAACCCCATCCTCATTGTTCTTGGGAACAGGGCTGATTATCGAAGTGGATTTCTTTTGCGTTTCCTCAATTGAAAACCCGAAAAGTTTTGCCATAGTATAATGTTAGTCTCTTTATGTTCTATTTAGTTGATGTTAGAACCACCAGCATTTGGACCTGTTCCTTTAATTGCTTCATAATATTGAACTTGTAGTTCAACAGTGAATTCTTGAATTCCTTGAGCATCATAGGAAAGTTCGATAGGTCCAACCTGAGTTGGGAATGTATCATAGAAACGATACGATCTTAAAGAAGATCCGTCACGATCTAACTGATAGACATAAGCATCTGCCTGATAATCTGCTGGATTAACTAAACCAGTGTTATCTGAAAGACGATTGATAGTATTCATCCAGTTTTCAAATGCTGAACGAATAGCAAAGTCAGTATCGTTGATTACAGTAACAGTCCATGTATCAAATGTTCTGTCTCCAGCAATCTTAAGAATCCTTCCTCTGAAAGGAACATCGATCTGAGCAACATTGGATGCTGGTAAATTAGCACCCTTTACTAAGAATCTTGCTTTTTCAAGGACATCTGAATCTGGTTGAGCAGCATCAGGGAAAGTGAGGACAACTTCAAACAGATTGGCACGAGCACCACCACCTGTCAACTTACTCTTGAAGTTGGAAATAGTCCTTAATGGTGGTGGATTAACTTGGTTTCTAGCCATGATTGTTTTTTAAACCTCTAATTAAACGGAACCGATTACTTCTTCAAAAGCAATACCAGTTCTTGTAGCAACAAAGGTAAGACCAATGAAGTTGATAGAACGTGCAGGCTTAATGAAGATGTCAGCAACTAATTCGTTAGAATCAATAACTGCTGCTGTGTTGTTAGTCTCATCACAAATAACTACGAAGTCAAATATACCTCGTTTTGATTGAACATCTCTTAGGAATGGTTCAATGATATTTACAAAGTTAGTCCTTGTAATTTCATCGTTGAACTCAAAGAGTTGATCTTTAGCAGCAGCAGAAATAGCATCTTCGAGGTAGATGAATAATCTACGAACGTTGATACGATCAAATGCTGATGATTTTCCAAATGCTGTCTTATCACCGAATAATACGATTCCAGCACCAGGAGAGTTAATAACAGGGTTAACTCTATTTGTGTAGAGTATATCTCTCTGTTTTTGTCCTGGATTGTATATCAATTTAACTGCGTTAAGAACCGCACCTCTTGCTGTTCCTGCTGGTGAGAACCAAGGGAACTGTTCGATGCTTGTTCTAGCACAAGTTCCAGCAATGTCGCCATTTAATGGAACATATCTGAATGTGTTATTGAAACGGTCAAACATATACTTGTAACCACTATCGATTACACCATATGTTGTTGAAGTAATGTTACCAGCGAATCCCTTTACATTCTCAGTAATGGTATCGATATCATTAACTGCGTCAGTGTTTGTATTCTTATTAGCATTATCATTGATAAATGCTGTTCTGTATGGAGATACAAATGCTACAGCATCTTTTCTTGCTTCTGCTACAGCGATACACTTATTTGCTAAAGCAGCACAATCAAACTGATTGTAACTTCCAGATCCTTGAAGAATAAAGTCTACTTCAGTTTCTTCTTTATTTTCAAATAAAGTTAAACCTGAAACAATAGGACCGACTCCAGCGTTTAGAGCATCGATTGAAGTGATATTAGTTTTACCATTGTAATTTAAACCACCTTGTAAAGTAAGTTGGTTATTACCTGAACCAGCAAAAATAATTGAACTGGCATCCTGATCCCAATTAGTATCAAGATCATAGTTGTTACTAGCACCACTATGAGATACTGTTGCTAATCCAACTGCTGACTGACCCACTATTGACTCAGGACCACTTAATCCAAATATGTAATTTGAATTAATTTCTAGATACTTTCTCCAGTAAGAAGAACTTCCTACAGAGAACTCTGCGTCTTTTGCTTTAGATAGTGATAAATGCTTCTCAAGAATTGTTCCAGCATTACCTGTAACTTCTCCTAGATCATCAATTACAACAACATGAACTTCATCAAATCTCGCACCTCTTTCAGCAGCATATGCTGAAGTTCCAGGTCTTGATGCCAAAGCATCCCACTCAATAATAGCACCACCAGTTATATTAATGTTTTGTGCTTCAAACCAATCACTAGCACCAGTTACATCTAAAGTAGTTGTCCATGCTGTTGATTGACCTGCGGTTGTAATACCGAGATTCTTAACAGTTCCAAACTTATAAACACCAGCATCTGCGTAGTCTATATTTGTTACTGTTCCACCAGCAGAAACGTGATGTGTTAATTTAACTGAAATAGTTCCTGTTCCAATATCAGTAACAGTACCTTTAAAGTTTCCATCTAGTGGAGTTGTTCCACCAACACCAACTGCTATAGCATTATCTGGAACGTCTTGAGTTACTATAGATCCTGTTTGAACAAAGGCAGTACTAACACCAAGAACTTGATCAGCAAGACCATCAATGACTGCTACCTTTATACCATTTGCCCATGATCCTGGATTTTTAGCAGCAACTATACAATTAGTATAAGCTGTCTCGTCATATCCTAATTGCTGATAGTGTTCGACACTTTTGATTTTGATATCATCTCCATCATCAGTCGCACTCCTTAAACCAGTATCGTCTGCTCGAACAACTTGCATTGTTCCACCGTAAGCAAGAAAAGATGAAGCAACCATCCAGTGCTCATAATGCTTGTCTGTACTGTATGGCTTACCGTAAGTTTGAAGTAAGTCTTCTTCACTCTCGATAAGTTGTGGATCTCCTATAGGTCCCTTTTCAAATGGTGCTACCAATGCTCCGACAGATCCACTTGTAGGATCAACTCGCCCAATTGTTAGATCAACCTCTCTTACAACAATACCAGGAGATGCTAAATTTAGTGGCATCTTTTCTGTCTCCGAATTCTCAGATTATTTCTGATATTATTTATTCAAACCCCCTTTTCCATCGGGGAAACGGTGCGTGAACATTACCAATCAGGGTATTGCCAATCAATATTCTTCTTTTTAGGTTTCCTATTATTAACTATTCTCTTTATTGTACATACTTTACATTCATAAGAATATGCTGATGGATATGTTCTATTCTTACGAGTTAGATAGAAATCTTCCATTAAATCTTTTATCTTTCCACAGGATCTACATTTTCGTTCTTTTAATAATAAATGTTCCAGACCTAACTGATCTTCAAAATCCATTACCTATAGTCCCACATATATGCTCTGTCACCATACTCATCAGTATGCCACATATCTCCATCGGCATCAACAAAACTAGAATCATCTAGACCATCGGCAACAAATCCAAATGGAGCCATATCCTGTTCTATCTGATTCTTCTGTTCTTCATAGAGTCTTTTCCGAACATCATTGTCCGTCATTTCTTTAAAATAATCTTGGGCACATACCCAAGCAAATATAACAAGGCACATAGCAAGGTCATCATTACAACCTTCCTCTGCTTCAAATGAATTGTGCTTTTGAGCAAAGGTAGTTAGTTCTGATATAATCTCATAATCACTAACTAATATCTTGTCATCTTCAAGCATGGTCTTCAAGTTAGAACAACCCAACTTCTTAACTGCTGAAGTTGTTCTTACACCCAACTGACATTTCTTGCCAGAGAATCCTTGTCCAACAATCTGACCATTTCTTCCTCTCATGGATGCCATAAGAAGATTATCATACTCTAAATCATATTGAAGTATACTTGCAACCTGATCTCCAATATCATTTACTTCTACCAATACGAATGATTCATTATATCCTTTTGCCACATCATGTATGATATTAGGAAATAGCATAGGTTTAATTTCATTATTCCTAT